GTCATAGGGAATCAGCCGGTAAATACGACCAGCGTCAGGAATCTCAATCACTCCTCCATCTGTGGCGAGGAGGCTGTTAAGCTGTTCTGCTGTGGGGTCATACTCTTGAAAGCAGTCCCCAGCTTTATCCACAGAAGTAAGCAGTTGGGAGAAATAAACACTGCCTGTCAGTTCTCCGTCTGTGAGTCCTGCGTACCAGACTCGTCCTGCGAAGAACGCGGTGCAGCTAGGCCGACTATCATAGGACTCCACAGGGATAGTGCCAGCCACCAAGCCAAGACCGACGACGCCTGTGTGCCCAGCTGTTTCATTCGCCACTGCAGCACGGTCCCGGTTAAATGCTTCAAGGATAAACCTGCCTTTTGGGGCTTGCGTGTTACCAAAGTTATTCTTCCTTAGCTGCCACGGGCTGTAGTTCCCGATGTTAAAGCTGTCCTGTGCAACAGACCCTTTACCGAATTGGAACAGGTCAGAGTTACTAGGGTAAAAACTAAGCCGTGTGTTTGTGTAGATAATCGGTTGACCACGAGGCTGAGACCCATTACCTACTTCGTTAGGATAAAGGTCGAAGTCCCACGGCCAGCCTTGGTTCAGCAGGTTATACTGATGCTCGATGCTCAGGGTGCTAGGCCGTTCCCCCGGATCAAGTCCATCATCTAGCCCATCAAAGTCACGGATACGAATAGTAATCTGATTAGCAGTGAACGTCTCAGCTACGGTGTCGTACTCGATGTACACCGGGTTAATCTCAGAGCCGACTACAAACAGAAAACCATTCCCAGATGCAAACCCCAGCTCTGTAGTCCGGGTAGCACCCGGCAGTTCAAACGAGTTAAGTGCTACCACACCTACTTCATTAGCACTAAAGCTATTAGCTGTACCATCGTAGATATACAGGCTGTGCCCTACCTGCACGACTACAAAGTCCAGACCACCTACACCAGCTACTGTCTTCCAACGAAAGGTGTTAATACCTAGTTCATTCGTAGTGCTCTGGAAAAACGTCCGTGTGTCAAAGTTACTTTCGAAGTCCACACCAAGACGCCTGCGAGCAGAGCCATTCCGCTGCAGGTCTACGTTATCGAACTTCGTACCAGCGTTCTCAGGAAACGTCAGCGGTGTAGCCTCAGTGTTCAGGCCACCCGAGAAGTTAAACTGCTGTACGTCTTCCGTAACTCGTGCCATACTAAACCTTAGCTGTTAGTACGTTGGATCGTAAACGTGATATACGCAGCAGTACCCGCTGTGTCTCCACCGTCCGTAGCAACTTCGATCGTGTCTCCAACAGCCACTGTACGAGCAGAGGTCGGTGCAACCGAGTCAACATCCCCAGCTGCAGAACCAGACTGTGTGATAGTGATTGTCGCGGGGCTGACGTTAACGCCTCCGATACTCACAGTCAGCACAGCATCTGCTCCTGTGATTGCGTCTTGCAGTACAGACTGCACGTTCGTAATCACACCAGCCATAGGAGACGCAAGGTACAATGTCTTAGCTGTGCTGAGGTCGTCAAAAAACATCGTGAGGTAACTGATCTTGTCATTTACCTCAGACTCAACTAGACGACGTAGAGTACTTTCACCAGCAGTGCTGGACGAAGGCGTAATAACCTGTCCAGCATCCGCTGTCCCTGCATTTGTAATGTGTTTCGGCTCGTGAACCTGAGAGCTGTTCAGAGCTGTGTGTTCCAGATTAGCCATTACTCACCTCTTTTTCAGCTTCTCGCTGTTCAATGTGCGCAGCAATTTCTTTGCTCCGTTGACGTTTATGTCCAGTCTCTGCAGCTTTTGTTTCTTTGATTTCTTTTTTCCGGAGGTAAGATTCGATAGCTTTACCAATAGCTTGCAGAGATGTGAACCGTCCTGTTAGCTCTTGAGGCACAGTACCTTTACGAGCGTGAAGCTCGTACAGATTCAGCTGGTTAACTTTCTGCGGATACAGAGTCATGCCACCGATCTGGTACTGATAGTCCAGAGAGAGTTCTTCTCCAACGCCTTCACGAACCATAGCTGTGTCCTTTATTTTCTACCAAAGTTATTTCGGTTACGGATACCCCTACGGGTACGCCATTTCTCTCTAGCCGTCCATGCACGGAAGGACTGGCTAATCTGTTCCTGCTTTGCGTTAGGCTCTTGAGCAATCTGCAGAGCAGCCGTGCTTTTTACTTCTGCGATAAAGTACGGGAAAATCTTGCTAGGAAGATCAGGGGTATGACCGTTGCTCTTGCTGAAGCTAGGCTCGACGTAAGCCTGCACCTGCGCTTTATTCGTCTGCAATACAGAGTCTACGTCACTGTCAAACGAATCAAAGATCAGCAACTCATCATCCACGCTAGTCCAGTAAGTAGGCGCACGATCGTTGTACACGTAGAACACAAAGCCTGCATCGTCCGTTACTTCCTGAACTTCAGAGCTAGAGGCACTATCACTCCGTTGCATTACCAGTCTCAGAAATTGATCTAGCTCTAGGTAATGAACGGGAGACCAATCTGGATCACCTCCTTGAGTGTTCACTTTGTTATAGTACATAGTGTCATGCATGATCCGTTGAACGTCATCTTGGATACGCATGTGCGTGGGTCGTGCGGCATCAGCCTCAGACGTAGGACGTAGTACCCTACGCAAGTGAGGCCAATCCTTACTCTGAATAATCTGCCAGAACACCGACTCTACAATGTCGGCTACCTCGTCAGCTTCTGGAGTCTCTGCGATATCGTTAACGTTATCAGACCCCATACTGGACAAGGTGTCCTGAACAATTTGAAGAACAGTCTTCTTTGCCATTACTTACGCTCCGTAGGAGCCCCCTTGCCCCACCCAAAGTGGCTTAGTACATCAGATACGCGACCACCGAAAGAAACTACAATGCTGATAATTGTTGCAGTAGACCAGACTTCTTTAGGTATCAGGATCGTGATTGCTTCGAACATCTCTTTACTACGTGCGATAACCTCCGGGTCGGAGGCGAGAATTCCGTAGTACGCCACGAGGTACGGGAACGAGAGAATCAGCGTCCACCATTCATCCTTGAATCCTTGTGTTAGGTTAGCTGCAATCGTGTTATCAGCCTCAAGGCGCTTCAGGTCTCGCTCGTGCTTAGCCTGAGACTTCTCCTGCCGGTGCTGCAGGAACTGCCCACCAAGAGCCTTGATGCCTGCAATCACCGCACCCCACATCAGACGAGCACCATCACCGACACACCAGCAAGGAACCCAAGAAGGAACCCAGCCTTAGCACGGTTAGTCTGTACGACAGTGACTGCAGAGTTAACTGCAGACTCAACAGCCTTAAACATCTGGTCAAAGTTCATTTCTTTTTTCCTGTGTTGTTACGTCGGATTACCGACATAATGTCTTTCATTCGGTCATCACGGCGCATCTGGTCTCGTGTGTTAGCTTTCCTAGCGCGGCTAGCCATGCCTGATCCAAGGTCACGACCACCGTAAGTACGCTTCTTTTTACGTTTGTACCCTTCAGGATTACCTTTAGGCATCTCCCTTACTCCTACGACGTTCACGTTTGTTCACTTTAATGGCCTTCAGTTGGCTTTGGGCAGCCTCCTTGGTCTTGTGAACCTTGGAGGTGCCCTCCACCTTCCAGCCACCAGATACTTTACGTACTGGCATTACGACCTCCGGTCGTCAGCAGCCACAGGCTCACCGACCTCTGCGTTCATTCCTACGTTGAATACGAAGACCTCGGTTACTGGACCGACGAGACAGTTCATTGCGAGTTCGAGTCTCGTTGAATCCCATTGCTTTGTTATACCGCTGACGAGCCTGAGCCTGTGCATCAGCACGAGAGCCGATAGCCCGTCCTACCATGTCAGCCACTGTAGCTACGAGACCTGCAGGGCCTGCTGCCCTAGACGCAAGCTGAGCACCCCGACGAGCCGTTGCACGGCCTGCGGCGCTAGCTGTACGTCGTACTTGCAGATCTTTGTCCATAGCCCGCTTAGCGTCTTTCATGTACTGACGGCCTTGCTTCATACGCGCATCACGGTGTGTCGTGGCTTGTTTTGACGCACGGCTAGGGTCACTAGCACGACGGCGTTGCTCTGTCTTAGACACCCGCGACTGGTTATACGGGGAGCTACGGACCTGACGGACCCGACGCTCCTGCACACGGTCGAGGTTAGGCTGGCTCATTGCTTGAGCCCGCTGCACCCCTGTTCGACGCCTTGCCATAGAACCTCCTTAAGCGTTATCGAGCCAGAACGGAACCTTAACTGCAGTCAGCGTTCCACCGATATCCACTTGCACCACGAGGTATCCATCTTCAGCATCAGTACCAACTGTGTCATTCGACAGAGCAGAGTTCACTGCTCCTTGGTACACAGCTGCTTGGTTAGTTCCGTCACGTACAAGAACCTGAGCGCACTCCACCTCAAGGTCACTGTAGTCAACGGAGTTATAAGGCTTTTTCTCTGCCATTATTTTCTCCTTAAAGGTCAGGCCCCCCGAAGGGGGCCATCCCTATTAGCCTTAAGCCTCGACGCCTTCAATGTAAGTAATGAGCAGACGCCCTTTACCCGAAGTGAAGGAACCGGAAGCAGCCACACGAACGTAAGCGTTGTCAGTCGTAGAAACCACAGCACCGTCAAAAGTGCCAGAAGTCTTCACAACGTCCACACCATCAGCCGTGAGGACAGCACCAGCCGTCAGGTTAGCCTCAGCCAGAGCGGTACCCGTGAAGATACCGTCAGCGTCAATAGCCGTACCGTCTTGCTCATGCGTGCCCACAGTGTAGCTAGTACCGTTGTCAAAGATTTCCTGCACAATAAACACAGCATCGTAAATCGTGCTGCCTGCAGGAATAAACGGCATAGCACCACTGAAGCTGTCCGGTGTAGAACCGCTACCAGCGTCTGCATCAAAGCCCGGAAGGTCATCGTGAGTGAAATCAATCACAAGTTGCTTGATTCCCCCACCAAGAGACACGACTTGGTACTTCGTATCCTCTTTGACCTGCGGACCGTAGTGCCGAGTAAGGCCGTCTTGGTTAGTGTAATCAGTCATTTAACCTCTCCTTAGACGGCAGTTGTGTCTGTGAGAACACAGACCATGTTTTCGGGACGGAACAGTTTCAGACCCCAGCGAGCAGTCGTAACGTACTCTTCACGCTGGAAGTCTTTGTTGTATTCCGCATCGACTTCAGGCATCTGACGCCATGCACCCACAATCGGGAGCACAGTGCTCTCGGCAGAGAAGAACAGGTTCTGAGCTGCGCTAGTCACAGCTGTAGAACCGTGCCGATCTCCAGAGATTGTCTCGCCAAGACCAGAAGCCACGTAGTTACTCTCGTAAACGTCAAAGCCATACACGTTGCGGATAAAGCGCATCCCGGTTGTAATACCAGTTTCGACGATGCCTTCCCACATCGGGTTGCTGCTGATGTTAACGAGGTTCGTGCTTGTCTCCAGCGTGTAACCCACAGACGGATCAACGATAGCGACAAGGTTATTCAGAGGCACGTTAGCAACCTTGAGTGCCAGCTTCGCATAAGCAAAGTCAGCCGGGCTGATAATGTTCCCTGTGCCTTGACCGACGAACCGATGGTCACGGCCGTTAATTGCGTTCGGATCAGCTGCTGTCTGGCTCGTGCCAGTCTGAGAGGCCGTCGGACCGGGGGTCTTCAGGATATCCGTCTCAAGCACTTCCATGATCGCACGCGACTCTTTAGCCACGAACTGAGAGAGAACCCGCTGCATGTAGAACGAATCCTGCAGGTTCTTCTTCGTGACGTAGTGAGCCGAGCCGATGTACTCATGGATCGCGAACTGGAATTCACCAGTGTCGAGAGCACTGTACTTAACAGCTTGGTCTTCTGTGATACTCTGAGTCGTAGCTTGACCGACCGACGGAATTGTAAACGTTGTACCGTCAGGGAATTCGGTCATCCAGTCCACCCAACCTTGGGCCTCAAGGGCGTCCTCAAGGATTTCCTTCAGCTGAGCAGACCAAACTTCGCTACGAATCAGGAGTTCGCTATTAGCAGTAGTCATACCACCAGCCATAGTATTTCTCCTTAATCGTTACTTAGTTACTTAGTTATTTGTAGAAAGCCTCGCCTTTCTCGGCTCGGTCTTTCATCAGGCGTTGTTGTGTTGCGGGTTTCCAATACGTCTTCGGATCGGTCTTCCGCAGTGTTTCATAAAAAGCCCATGTCCCTTCCCTAGCGGACGATGTGGCACTCATTGCCTCGGTGTTCGCAGAACTCTGCATACCCCGGTTAGGTTGCCCCTGCGTGGGGAAGTAAGCCAGCACAGCTTTAGGAGACTTCGCTGCCATGTCTTTCATGTCAGTGAGGCTGATCCCAAGCTCTGTTGCTTTCTCCTCCAATGCCTTACGTGCAGCTTGCTCACCCCCGAAACGCTCGACCAGATGAGACTGTACTGCCTGTACGTTCGTCTCCTGCTGCTTTTGCGTCGTGGCTCGCTCGATGTACTCAGGCACCCGAGACTTAATAAGCTCCTCAAGGGCTTCAGGTGTAACGCCTTTCGATTCCTCCGAGTTGTCGCTCGGAGTCGGTTTGGTCGCACCTTGCTTCAGTAGCTCTGTAATTTCGTCCAACTTAGCAGCCTGTTCTGCTGCACTCTGAGCCTTATCAAACTCTTCCTTGAGCTTTGCGTAAGACTTCTCAAGCTGGTCGATGTGCTTCTGTGCGTGCGGCACAGAACGCAGAGCATCCTCTTGAGTCGCGTACTTCTTGCCCTCTCCAATCCAATCTTCCAGATTATCAGAGAGCGTTTCATCCGTGGACTGGTTATCCTCGAATACAGACATATCACACCTTACTCTTTGTTAGAGTCCAAGTTAAGAAGTTTCTCCACACTCTTAAGAGCACGGATTTCCGCCAAGAGAGCAGCTACTTGAACTTCCCAGTTCACATCGGTAGCCAAGTCTCTACTCTCAAGTTCTTCACGAAGTCCTTGTACCTTGTCGTTCAAGATATCTCGGACGTAATCAAACTCATCTCTAGCTGTCAGCAGCTTCGCCTTCAGCTTCTCTCTGTCCTCACCCTTCAGACCTTTCAGGTACCTAGAGTCCATCACTGTCCCTCAGGCGGCACAGGAGCTTGAGGAGGCACAGCGGCCTCGTCACTGTCAGCAGGAGTCATAGCCTCCTCCTGAATCATTCGCTGGTATTCCTGAGTCAGTCGTGCAGACTCAGCTTGTTCCTGCAGTCGCACGTTATCTCGGACCAGCGTGTACTTACTGAACCCAAGCAGCTCTTCGAACATCTCAGCTTCCCGCTTACCGCTGACATGGTTCATCACGGCAGGGTCAGCACCAAAGATATTTCGGAACCCTTGGTAGTTCTGTACCATCTGTGCTCGTGCTGCAAAGTGCCGAGCACCCATCGGTCGGAGCTTGCCTCGACTACGGATATCCTGAGCCGACACCTCCATGAAATCCATCGCACCTGTGTCGTCGTCCATCGTGCTCACGAGGTCAACTGTGTCCAGCTGCTGTCGTGCAAGCTCCAGCATGTTATTCAGCAGAGGCTCCAGTACGTGCATTTCGAAGTGCACCACTTTCTCTTGGAACATCTTGCTGCTGTTCTGCTCAAGGATATTCACCTCGAACGCTGTTTTCTCTCCGGGAGTCCTGATACCGACTGCCTGTCGGGGAGCACCAGCGAACTCTTCCATCTTCTGTTCGAGAATCGCAATCTGTGTATCTGCAGTCAGAGCCGTAGTGTCTACCTGCAGAGGAACAACGTCCCCGTCTTCTCCAAGGTAAATCTCAGCAAACGGTTCCCACTCGAACTCTTCCACCTGTCCCTTGATCTTCAGAGGCGGATGGGCCACAAGATCAAACAAGTCAGCCTTGATGTTCTCAAGATGGTCGATGCGATACTGCATTCCGACAAGGTTGTCCAGTGGACCCATTCCGTACAGGTTATCGGGACGCTTACGCCACTGAGTACTGACACTTGTTTTCTTTCCACTCCACGTATCCATCGGCTCGTTACGCAGGATAATCTGCCGGTCTACTACGGTAATCACCTGACCTGCGTAGTACGTTTGGTTAAAGTGGTCGTACAGGTCTCCCTTGAATTCAAGGATTTCTACCCAGCCGGACTTCATGTACTGACTGAACGAACCAAAGCCGTCGAACTGCAGGCCGTAGGCTTTGTCGATATCACTGTCTCGATACGAAGCGACGGCCTCGCGGTTACGCTTCAGCAGAGACAAAGCTTCTTCAAGGTACCCAGCCTTAGGGTTCTCTCTGATCTCTTTCTCCAGCTCGCCGATGCTCATGACGTAGCGAGTAATCTCTGGCGTGTCCTCCAGACGAGGAGCCAGCGGGTTAATCACTACATCCAGAGGGCTACGACGCAGTGCTCGCGGGCCTTGCTTCGCTACCTGTGTCTCTCCTATCTGGTCTACGTAGTACTCGATGGTGTAGTCACAGTCACAGATCACATGACCATAGTCGATGTAGTCGTAGATCAACTGGTCGATAACATCTACGAAATTAAACAGCTTCAGCTTATGCTGCATGTATGCCTTCACAGCCCGAGCTTTCTCACGCTCTGCCGCTGTGCGGTCAGTCGGTTCCCAGATCAGCCAGTCGTCATTAGGGAACAGAGCGGCTTTGTAGTTAGCGTGCAGGTTATCTCGAATCTGGCAAATCTTAGGCAGAGTTGTTTTGTTCTTCCAAGGAAGCTTAGCGTTAGTCGTCGTAGTCGTGTCCGTAGCGAACACGTAGTTCCGCAGCTCCCGCTTATCCTGCTTCCATTTCTCACGGGCGTGATCCCACTCCCGCCACAGATCAGCTACCTGCTCGGCCAGCTGGTCTGTCGTAATTGCTGCACGGATATCTGCTACTTTCCCAGCCATCTGTTACCCTTTAGCGAATGCCACGCCACCGAACCGAGAGTCAAACACGACGTTATCTTTCCGCTTCTTCATTGCCCTAGAGGCGGGCGCTACAGCAATATCCATTGCTGCAGCCAGAGCGTCTTTGATATCGTCATGCGGCGGTCGGGCCAGCATGAGTTCTTCTTCAAGCAGGGAGCACATACCGTTCTTAACGTGCCACACCTGCATGTTCTCGTACCGAGGCTCCAGTGTTGCTGCAAGCCGTTCTTCTTTTGTGCCTTCGTGACGAGTCGGGTTATTCTCGTCAATACTCAGCAACATGCCATTTGGCACAATGTAGTTATCTTTTAGTTCTTTTACCAGCACCTTCTGTGCTGCCGAGACTTCCAGTCGAACCTTACGAAAGCCCCACTTCATGTACAGATCAAGCAGTGCGTTGTAGTAATCTACGATCTTGTCAGTGCGGAACCTGTCAATATCCAGCACGTAGTACTGATGGTCTGCATCAATACCCAGTACAACAATAGCCGTGTAGTCCGCACGCTTACGCAGACTAAAGGCGAAGTCCATAGCAGCCACAACGTTCAGGCGCTTGTCCTTGAAGAACCACATACCCCGCTCGTTCGTGAGGAACTTCGGGTCGTAGTACTGGAACCTGTCTCGTGTGATCCGGTTACTCGTCGGATCATTCGGATCGTTGTAGTACTGCGCGTAGAACTGTGCTGTGTCTACGTACTTCGCTTTCTTACGTGCTAGCTCTTTCTGATCAAACCCAAAAAGCTTCCC